CAATCAGATAATTCGAGGTGATTTTTTGCAGGCCCCCCTCCCTAAAATTATTTAAAGCAGATATAACTAAATAGAATCCCTTAAAAACTTTTATCTTTGTATAAAAGAAAGGAGATAAACCTATGAGTACAGGAACATTAAAGCAATTCTATACAACCCAAAAATGGGTTAAATGTAGAAGGGCTTTTTTTATATCTAAATTTGGACTTTGTGAACTATGTGGGAAGCCTGCAGAAATTGTTCATCATAGAGTTCCACTATCTGCAGGTGATATTAAAACTAATCTTGCTAAGTGCTATGGGTGGGATAACCTTCAGCTATTATGTAGGATTTGTCATGAACTGCAACATAGTAGTCGTGCTGATGGGTTAGGCTTTGATAGCAATGGCAATATAGTGTTTACACAAACTGCCAAACAATTAGGAAGTGATACATCTTGACTGAAGAAGAAAGGAATAAAAAATTAAAGCGTGAGATTAAGCGAATAAAATTAATATTTAAGCAGTTAACTTATGCTGAGATGAAAAGAGCTGAATTTTTAATTAATCGAACTGCTTTCATGAAAATAACTCTTGAAGAGATGGAAGGTATGATTAACTTAAATGGTATAGTTGAAGATTTTACGCAAGATGGATTGCACCATTACGAACGTGAAAGACCAGTCTCTAAAATTTATAATGTTATGATCAAGAATTACAATAGTACTATTAAACAATTATTTGATATGTTACCTGAGAAGAAATCAAAGGAAATTGAAGATGAACTGACAATTTTCCTGAATAAATCATAATGAACTGGATTTTATTATACTGGGCTAAGATTCAAAGTGGTGAGATTGTAGTTTGTGCTAATATTAGAAAGCTCTATGAAAAGATTATACAAGACTTAAATAATCCAGGAGCTTATCACTTCGATGTTGATAGAGCAATTAGACCTATAGAGTTCGTAGAGACATTTTGTAAGCAGAGTAAAGGTAAATGGATAGGGAAATCTTTTAAACTTGATTTATGGCAAAAGGCTATGATTCAGGTTATTTTTGGGTTCGTAAATATAGATGGAAATAGAAAATACAATGAGGCTTTTACAATGGTTGGTCGTAAGAATGGTAAGTCTAGCTTATTAGCCGCCATTGGATTATATATGCTAATTGGTGATAAAGAAGGTGGACCTGAGGTTTACATGGTCTCCACAAAAAAAGACCAATCCAGAATCATATTTACAGAAACATTAAGCATTGTGAAGCAATCAGCGTATTTGACAAAGCATTTAAGAAAACGTCAAACAGATTTATACTTTGATGCTAACTTCGGAAAGCTTCAACCTCTAGCTAGTGATTCTAATAGCCTGGATGGTCTTAACACTCATTTTTGTATAATTGATGAAATTCATGCTATAAAGGACCGTAATATTTATGATGTTATGAAACAGTCAATGGCTGCACGATTACAACCTTTACTATGGTGTATAACCACAGCAGGGTTTGTAAGAGAAAACATATTTGATTCACAATATCACTATGCAGTTGATGTTGTTAATGGAGTTATTGATGATGATAGATTTATAGCATTCCTTTATGAACTTGATAAGGATGATGATTATAAAGATGAAACTGTTTGGGTAAAATCTAATCCTGGACTTGAGACTATTAAAAATATTGAGTTTTTAAGGGATAATATTAAAAAATCTAAAGTGGATCCAGCGTTTAAAGCTACAGTATTAACAAAAGATTTTGATATGACGAGTACAAGTTCAAATGCATTTTTGGAATATGGCTCGATTAGGAATGAAGAAACTTTTGGCATTAAAGAAATTTATGATACTTATTGTGTTGGTGGAGTAGATTTAAGTTCTACTACAGATTTAACTTCAGCAACAATTCTAGTTCCAAAGGCAGGAGGTAAATTCTTATGTTATCAAATGTACTGGATGCCTTGGGCAACTTTTGAAGAAACAGAGCATTCAAAGCAAGTTGTTTATCAAGCCTGGATTGATAGAGGATTATTAAGTTTAATACCAGGTAATAAAATTGACTATTCATATATTACTCAATGGTTTATAGATATGAAAGAGCAAAATAGGTTATATTTTCAGGCTATTGGGTATGATCCTTGGAGTTCTGAGTACTGGGTAAAAGAAATGGGAAGTCAGGGCTTTGGTGGTGTTATGGATAAAGTTAGGCAAGGAGCTTTAACATTGTCCTCTCCTTTAAAGAATTTAGGAGCGGATTTAGCGGTTAAAAAGATAAATTACAATCAAAATTCATTACTTGAATATTGCCTTTGCAATCTCGGGATTGTGATAGATAGAAACAATAACATATTGCCTGTGAAAACTAAAAGTCGTGGGTTTATTGATGGAGCCATGTCGTTACTAGATGCCTATGTAGTATATCAACGTAAGAAAGAATTTTTCGATAGCATGATGTGAAGGAGGTGAGAAATTGATTGATCTAAGAAGTATGTTTACACAAGTATTTGGTAACAAACCAAAGGAGCCTCCTAAAGACCTACATTTTTTAAGAACAATGAATGGCTATATCCCTGTTGTATCAAATACAAATAACACAGAATCTTATTACAATTATCTGATGAGAGCTTGTTTACGAGCAATAGCAACTCATGTGGCAAAAGCAGATATAAAGCATATACGCTATGTGGATGGTGATACAATCCCGCAAAATAGTAACTTAGTTAATCTATTATCGGGACAGCCAAACCCATACATGAATAGTAGTGAATTCTTATTTAAATTTGCTACAAACCTATTAATCCACAATAATGCTTTTATTTATCTGAAAGAAGATGAAGCAGGAAATATAGTTGGTGCTTATCCTTTAAACTCAAGCTTTGTCACCTACATGGAATCAGAGACAACAGAGATGGATGATGCAGGTAATTTGTTTATTAAGTTTCAATTTAGAGGCGGGCCTTCCATTATTGTTCCATATGACCAAGTAATACATTTAAAAAGAGATTACTTTGAAAATGATTTAATGGGTTCTTACAATGACAATGCTTTATATCCATTAATTCAGCTTTGCAACACAGTACATGATGGAATAATTAATGCAGTGAAAAATGCTCCTGCAAATATCAGAGGTTCCTTACATTTTAACTCAGTTTTAAAATTAGCAGACTTACAAAAAAAGGCTGATGCCATGCTCAGTAAATTCTTTGATATTAATAACGCTGGTGGAATTATTATCACTGATGTTGAGACAGGGGAATTTAAGCCTATTGATAGCAAAGCAATTTTACTTGATGCGGCGCAAATGGAGGTAATTCAAAAGCAAGTATTTGGTTATTTTAATATAAGTGAAAAGATTGTATTTAGCACCTATTCAGAAACTGAATATGATGCTTTTTTTAATTCAATTATTAGCCCGATTTTAAAGCAATTGTCAGAAGGTTTTACAAATAAATGCTTTACTACTAGAGAAAAAGGGTATGGTAATAAAATTATTTTCACAGCTAACAAATTGGCTCATGTGTCTGACAAAACTAAAACATTACTTATACAGCAGGTATGTCCAACTGGAAGTCTTACTCAAAATGAAGTCAGGGAGATGTTTGGCTTAGCACCTATAAGCGGAGGCGAACGAAGAGTTGAAAGTCTAAACTACGTTAACGTAGATGTGAAAGATATGTACCAACTTAACAATAGTGGCAATAAAATACCTACTCCTGAAGAACCAGCCAAAATAGATGATGAGGAAGGTGAGGGAAAATAGGAGAGATTTATGTATCTGCAACTCAAAAACCAATTAAATATTATATAAATGAAAATAGTTGTCATATTTGTACTAGCCATGTCAAAACCAAAAGGGGTTATTCTAGGATTAGGATAAATGGGAAATTATTGTTATTAACAAGATATCTTTGGGTACAGAAATATGGGAGTATTGACGCAACAAAAGAGTTAAGACATATATGTGATAACCCTGCATGTATAAATATGGAGCATCTGTTACTAGGGACTCACCAAGATAATATGGATGATATGAGAGAACGAAATAGAGAGATTCATCCGACAGGTGCAAAAGCTAGGAATAAAACAACAAAACTAAAACTAGATGATATCCCACAAATTAGATATATGCTAGCAGAAGGATTTAGACAGAGTTATATTGGAGAACTATACGGGGTTAACCGAGTAACAATTACCGATATAAATATGGAAAGAAGTTGGAAGGAGGTGAATTGATATGCCAGTAATAGGTTATCAAAAAACAGGTATAAACAAAGATGCTCCTTGGGATGCAGGTGCTAATGTAAAGAATCTTAAAGAAGATGAATCCCAAAGTTATTATGACAAGGAATTTGCTTGGAGAACTGATGATGCTGATGGAAATAAATCAAAATATAAGTTCCCGCACCATCTCGTTTCTGCATCAGGTGAAATTGGAGAGGCCGCTTTTAAGGCACTCGCCGCAGTAATTGCCGCATTAAATGGCGGAAGAAATACACCAAAGATTCCAAGTGGAGATTTTGCAGGAGTTTATGCTCATATTAAAAAGCATTATAAGGATGCAGGAGTTAAAGATGAGGATATACCTGAATTGAAATCCAAAGATCCTGATGACCTCGAAGGTGAGGAACCAGAGGAAGAAAAGAACAGATATAAAAAGCATGATGTTGAGTACCGAACAACAGAAGTTAGAGCGATGATGGAAGAGCAAGGTCAAATGGAGGATGGTACAACTTGCCAGATGAAAACACTTGAAGGTAGAGCAATAGTATTTGATTCGTTAACAGAATTGTTTGTGGACCCAGATGGAGTTAAGTATTTTGAAACTATTGATAAAACTTCTCTTGATGGAGTTGATTTATCAAATGTTGTTTTGAAATATAACCATTCAGATCACGTTCCACCTCTTGCGAGTACAAAGGCTGGTTCAATGGATTTGACTGTAGATGAAAAGGGATTAAATGTTAAAGCAAGAGTAGCAAATACCACTCAAGCAAGAGATATTTATGAGTTGGTAAAATCCGGTGAACTTGATAAAATGTCTTTCAAATTTAATGTTATTGATGATAGTTATAATTCAAATACAAAAACTAGAACAATTCATAAATTTGGGGATATTTACGATGTTTCAATAGTTGATTTTCCAGCTTATGAGCAAACTTGTATCTCAGCAAGAAGTTATTTTAGCATTCAGAAAGAAGAAATTAGGAAGCAAGAAGATGCTGACAAAGAAATCAGAGAAAAGGAACTTAGAGCAAAAGAAGCTAAGGAAAAAGAAATTAAAAAGTTAATACTCAAAACCTATTAAGTTATCTAATTTAGATAGCTTTTTTTAATATATAAAAAAAAATTATTAAGGAAGGTGGAATTAAAATGTCATTTAAGAAAAGATTAAACGAAATTGATGCTCGTAAAGCAGAACTAAGAAAAAGTCTTGAAGCTGTCAAAATTGAGGACGTAGCAACATTTGATGTAAAACCAATCTCAGACGAAATTGAAACTTTAACCACAGAGGAAAGAAGAATCATGGATATCGTTGAGTTAAGCCAAAAAGTGCAAAGTAGTGATACTCTACTCACAAATGTTGGAGATGAGAGCAGAGGCGGATTTATGGGTCAGGGTGGATTGTCTGCGGCTGAATACGCAATGACAGAAGCCAGAAAATCAAAAGAATATAGATATGCTTTCTTCAAAATGCTTCAAAGCGGAAAAGGCACACTTACAGCAGAAGAAAGAAAAATAATGCATGCAGGTAATGAAGTTGGCAATGGTAGAAACTTAACAGAGCTCAGATTTACATCTGATTCAGGTTCTGCTGGAGCTGCAATCCCACAAATCACACTTGATTTAGTTGTGCAGAAACTTTTAGTAGTATCCGCAGTTTATCCTTTTATTTCTAAGTATAACCTTAAAGGGAATTTGAAGATTCCTTATGAAAATGTTTTCGGTGATGCCGCTTGGACAGCAGAGGGTTCAACAGTTGCTCCTGGAGCTGATACTTTAGCTTTCTTACTTTTAACTGCTTATGACTTAATCAAAACAGTTCAAGTTTCTAGAGTTGTTGAACAATTATCTATTGATGCTTTCGAGGCCTATATTGTTGACAAATTATTCAGAAAATTAATGGTAGCAATTGAGAACGCAATAATCAATGGAACAGGAACAACTCAACCAACAGGAATACTTCCAGGAATTTCTTGGATATTAGCCCCTGGTGCTACACAGAACAAGATTCATTATGGCGCAACTTTGAGCACTCTAACTTATACAAATTTCACGACTTTAAAAGGATTATTAAAAGCTCCTTATCACCCAAATGCTTATTTCGTTATGAATTCAAACACTTTATATAGTGGGGTTTGTGGGATAAAAGATGCTTTAGGTAGACCAATATTTTTAGAAAATCCACAATGGGGATTAACAACTCCTGCTGGTGATGGCAAACAAGTTGACTACAATCAATCTGCTATTGTTGGAAGAATCCTTGGTAGCCCAGTTATTATGAGCCCTTATGTGGCTGATGGAACTATTTTACTTGGAGATTTGCGATTCTACAATTTTAACTTATCAGTTGATGTTCTTATTGAAAAATCCTATGAATATGGATTCGCTCAAAATGACGTATGGTATAAAGGTTGGTTATTGGCTGATGGCGGTGTAAGCATTCAAGAAGCTTTTGTTCAAATGACAATAAACAGTTTATAGAAAGGAGGAATAATTATGTCACAGGCTCCATTTAATCCCAATATGGATGAAATGATTTTAACCGATGCAGAATTAATGACAGCTAACTGGTCACAGATAGCTAAATATAGTGTTACCCCTACAGTAATTAATGATGGTTCAGTAATGGCTTTCACATCATTACTTGGCGGAGTAACTCAAACTATTACAGCAGGACTTACAAACCCTGATGTTGTACGAAATGTATCAATAAAGGGTAACACCGCTGGGATAACTGGAAATGTTGTAGTTCATGGGATGGATGGTAATAATGTTGCTATCTCAGATTCAATTGCCCTTAATGGTGTAACTACAGTTGTAGGAGTTAAACCTTTTGCAACTGTAACTAGTGTGGATTTACCTGTTGCAATTCATACTCCTGTATTACAAATTGAGACAGCTACAGTAGTGGGTACAATCACAGCAGGCGGATTTGCTACAGTTGTAGTAACCGCCGCAGGTATGACAGGAACACCAAAAACATTTTCAGTTGCAGTTATTGGAACAGAACAAAAAGAAACAATGACAGTTGTTGGTACTATTGATGTTGGTGGGGCAGGAAATGCTACGGTAATAACAACAGCGGCAGGAATGACAGGCTCACCTATTTCAACAACAGTTGCAGTGGCTAACAATGACACAGCAAGCCAAGTAGCAACAAAAGTTCAAACAGCCTTAGCTTTAAATGCCAATATCAATGCTTGGTTTACAATTGGTGGAACAGGTGCAGATGTAGTTCTTACTCGTAAAGCGGCTTCTGCAAATGATGCAACAATGAATATGGCTATCACAAATGACACATGTACAGGACTAATCCCCGAGCCAACTTCTGCTAATACTCTTGCGGGTGTTGCAGGGGATACCGCAACTCTGGTTGCGGGTAAAATAATCACAGCACTTGGAAATGACGTGGCTGTTAGTGCTTTATTTAATGTTTCGGGCTCTGGTGCTAATGTAGTTTTAACTAGAAAAGTTGCCGCGGCTGATGATGCTACACTTAATGTTGCAACTGATAATGGCACATGTGCAGGGTTAACTACAGAGGCGAGTTCGGTTAATACCCTAGCTGGTGTAATTATAGACAAAGTTGAAATCGGAGTGGGGAATGTTTTAGGATTTCCATTTTTAATGTCGAGAAATACTGTGTTGTTTACATTCCAAGGTTCCGTAGTTGAGGCTGTGCCTCCAACTCTTGTAATGGATGCAACAAATCTATATGGCAATAAATTTACATTAGCTACAGCTTTAAATGGGACAGAGGTTGATATAATCTTTATAGTTCCCGAATAGGAGGTGCTCTTATGGCACTTTTTAATGAAGTAAAGATGTATCTGAGGATTGATTCCTCAGACATCGCCTTTGATGGAGAAATTCAAGACTTAATAGATGCCTCACAAATGGATCTTGTTGAAGTTGGGATTGAAACCACAATTGTGTATGCGACTATTACTGATCCATTAATCAAAAGAGCTATTACAACATATTGTAAAGCCAACTTTGGTTATGAGAATGATAGCGCTGACCAATTGAATGAGGCTTATCTAAAAATTAAAATTTTCTTGATGAATAATCCTGATTATATGGCGGTGACTTGATGAGAATTGATAGAAGGCATTTAATTACTTTACAGAATAAAATAAGCACTCAAAATGAACTCGGGAATAGATTACCAGCTTATGTAACTGTAAGAACAATGCTGGCTGCATTTATTCCTAAAGGTGGAACTCTATTCATGGGGGGCCAAGAAGTGCATACAGAAACGGATTGCATTTTTAATATTGTGTACCCTATGAGTGGGGTGGTTCCACAAAATGATATGTATGTTTTGCATGATAATCTTATTTATCTTGTGCTTTCTTGTTTAGATGTAAAAGGATTGCATAGAGAAATGAATATATTGTGTAAGCGGGTGAAGTAATGGATTCTGATATAACAGGAATAGAAGATGTTATAGCAAAGCTTAAGCTACTTGAGGAAATGCCCAATACAGTTATTCGTAAG